CTGGTGCTTTTGGATTGGAACGGCAGTAGCTGGGGCAACCTATGACTGCACCCTTAACATAGATGTTGATTATGCTTATGCAGGTCACTGGGTTCCAAGCGACTCAGAAGCACGAGCTACTGTCACGCAATACTTAGTAGATCAGTTAGGCATCTAGGCAAGTAGAATAGACCTAGACTTAGGAGTTTTATGGCAATCAACCAAGGCTACGCAACTTTAGCGCAAGTGAAAAGTGCATTAAGAATCTCGGATAACGTGGATGACAGCCTGCTAGAAATGGCAGTTGAATCAGCATCACGAGCTATTGACGGACACGCTGGGCGATACTTCTATTCAACAGGAACAGCCACACGTTATTACGCAGCTGACGATTCTTACATTACCCAGATTGACGATGTATCAGGTACAGCCTTAACGCTACAAACTTCATCTGCTGGCGATAATGTATTCGACACAACTTGGACAACTATTGACTATCAACTAGAACCACTTAACGGCAACGTGGATGGTCTTGCAGTTCCATACACACGGATTCGCGCTGTTGAAAACTACTTATTCCCGGTAGAAGATGGTCAGGCTTTAGTTAAACTCACAGCAGTTTTTGGCTGGTCAAGTGTACCTATCGCTATCACACAGGCTTGCATCATTCAGGCTAGCCGTATTTTTAAGCGACTAGACAGTCCTCTCGGCGTAGCTGGCTTCGGCGATCTTGGCGCGATCTCAGTAACTAGGGACATTGACCCAGACGTTGCGCAGTTGGTTTCGCCGTATCGCCGTATGAGAAACTTTGCCTAATGGCTTCACTATCTGAAATCCGCACAGGGTTAGCAACTAATCTTGCAACTATTACAGGACTGCGCACAGCAGCCGTAATGCCTGACAATCCAAGTCCACCTATTGCAATAGTTCAGCCTGATTCAATTTCCTACGATGACACATTCCAAAGAGGAATGCAGACTTACACCTTTACAGTTGTAGTTCTGGTTGGTCGTGTAGCTGAAAGATCAGCCCAAAATGCCATAGATGCTTTCTGTTCCAGTACCGGTACATCTAGTATCAAGTTGGCTATTGAGCGAGATAAGACACTTGGCGGGAAAGTGTATGATTTAAGAGTTACCGATATGAGAGCGTATGCCACGATCTCAGTCGGTGAAGTAAACTATTTAGCAGCAGAGTTCCTAGTTCTCTGCTACGCAGACTAAGGGAGCAACACAACATGGCGAAATTCGCAGCCACCGATTACAAGGTAACAATCAACGGCACAAACTTCTCAACAAGCTTAAACAGCGTTGAACTTGCATTAGAGTCCGATGACCTAGAAACAACTGCCTTTGGTGGAACTTTCCGTGAGCGCATTGGTGGTCTAAAGACTGGTTCTCTAACGCTTCAATTCATGCAGGACTTTGCAGCATCTTCCGTTGATGCAACTCTGTTTCCTCTTTACAACACACTTGCAACAGTTGTTATCGTTCCAACATCAGGAAGTGTTGCTGCTGGAAATCCGAGCTTTTCCATGACCTGCTTGGTAAATTCCTATTCTCCCGTGGCTTCCTCAGTCGGCGATATTGCCACGTTCAGCGTGACATGGCCTACAAGCGGAACCGTGGTCAGGGCCGTTAGCTAACTATGAAAATCAACCTGCGCGTTACTTTTAATAATGAAACGGTAGAAGAAGTATCTGCTACTGCGCGTGACCTTGTTGCTTTCGAGGACAAGTTCACTAAGTCTGTTGCTTCACTTGAATCAGACTTTCGCATTACCGATCTACTGTGGCTTGCATGGCACTGGCTAGAGCGTAAGGGTAAGACGAAACTTAGCTTTGAAGAATGGTGCGATGAAGTCGAAACTATTGAAGCGAGTGAAGAAAGCCCAAAATAGTTGGGTTGGGTGACTCATCCCAACACTGGTATCTGGCTTATCTATCCGTTGAAACTGGCATTGCTCCGTCAGTTTTAATGGAAGAATCTGAGCGTATGCTTTTTACTATGGGTATGTATCTGCGCTGGCGAAACAGTCAGGGGAACTAATGGCGATCTCAGAGTTTGCAAGTGGTCGCGCTGGATACGCACAGGTAGAGATTCAAGTTGTTGGTCTTTATCCTGCACTAGCTCGCTGGGCTAAATCTGATCCAATGTTTAATCAGGAAATTCGGAAGGCTTCTGTTAATTTAATTGGCAAAGTTGTTACCAATGTGCAGTCAGCAGCAGTAGAAGCACCTAACCCTAGACAGGCAATAGAGTCTGCAAGAGGTTTCAGGGCTAGACCTGATCGTGTCCCAGTAATCAAGTTAAGTACTACCTCTGGGTTCGTATCTCAATCTCGCCCTAACCGTAAGCGCAAAAGAAAAGTTACTCGTGGTGATGTTTTCTTTGGTGCTGAATTTGGCTCTGACAGGTTGCGCCAATTCCCCGGTAGATCAGCCAGACTAGGGGCTGGAAACAAGGGTTATTTCTTCTGGCCTACCATTGAGAAAATGGCTCCAACGATTAGTGCTGAATACTTAAAAGCCCTAGATCGCATACTTTACAAGCTCTAAATGGGCTAGACATAGCGTATAACAAGTGCTATCGTCTGACCTATGTACGCAGTTAAATGGTGGTCAGTTAAGGACAACAGACCTAAGCCATACGCAGATGATTGGGCTAGCTTTGTAAGCCTGCTCTCACATCATGCCCAGCGTGAGGACAAATACAAAGGGCATCTATACAGTCCTGTGCAATACGTTGAGAACGGCTTTAGAGGTAACAAGAACGTAATTGCTATTAACGCATTCGTTGCTGATCTAGACGGTGAAGCCTTAAACAATACGTTAGACAAACTGCAAGGCTTTGAGTACATAGCCTATACAACTTATAGCCACCAACCAGATGACCAGCACTGGCACATTGTTATTCCGTTTGCTGAACCTGTGCCTAGCCACCAATGGTATTCAGTCTGGAAACAGATGCACGACTTCCTAGACATTGTTGGTGATCCACAGACTAGCGACCCAGCCCGTATCTTCTTTGCGCCACAACATGCACCTAATGCAGAGCATCAGACTTTGCGTGGCAATGGCGAGATTATGCAAGCACCAGAGTTTCGCTATTCAGACCGACCACCTGTGACGATTACTAAGCGTGAGTCACAAAGACGAGTAGACCGCTGGGAATGCAGATGCACACTTACGAAGGTATGCGCTAAATGTGAAATAGAATTTAAGGACATTGACTTATCTAGGTACAATGGAATGAGTCAGGAAGAAAGACGGGCAGACATGCGCCGTGAATTCTTAGAGTTGATGGCAGGTATCTCTGCCACTTAGGAGTCTTAGTGGCAGCCACATCTGGTAAAACTTTTGAGGTTAAGTTTGTTGGCGATACCACAGGTCTGACTAACTCTTTCAAGCAGATTGAAAAACATGGCAAGGCTATGGGTAGCACCTTTACTGGGATTACCAATTCTATTAGCAAGAGTTTTATAAGCACTGGTCAAAGTCTTACTAAAAATGTAACTGTTCCTCTTATCGGTCTTGGCGTTGTAATAAACAAAACCATTACAGATGCTTCAAATCTTGCAGAGGCTCAATCAAAGGTAACCGCAGTTTTTAAGGGACAGGCTACTGAAGTAAACAAATGGGCTAAAACCACATCTACTGCATTTGGTGTTTCTACACGAGCTGCCTTAGAAGCTGCTGGTACTTACGGCAACTTATTTCAAGCCTTTGGAATTGGTCAAGGCGAGTCTGCCAAGATGTCTATGCGATTGGTTGAACTCGCAGCTGACATGGCTTCGTTTAACAACGTACCTATTGATGAAGCATTAACTGCCTTACGATCTGGTCTATCCGGGGAAACAGAACCGCTAAAGCGTTTTGGTGTTGCTCTTAATGATGTGCGTCTACGCCAAGAAGCACTCAACTTAGGAATCTATGACGGCGAAGGTGTCCTGTCGGTTGCTCAAAAGTCGCAGGCTGCTTACGCACTTATTCTTAGAGATACCGCTTTACAGCAAGGTGACGTAGCTCGTACGGCTGGTGGGCTTGCTAACCAAAAGAAGTTTTTAGCAGCGCAGGTTGAGGACTTGTCAGGTACGTTTGGTGCGGTTCTTTTGCCAGTCATGGTAAACGTAGTTGGCGTTATTCGTAATCAGGTTCTACCTAATTTACAAAAGTTTATTGAAGCCTTTAAGACTCTTTCACCTAACGCTATTGTTACTGCGATTCAAATTGGTTTCTTTGCTGCTGCATTAGGCCCAGCAATGATCGCTGTTGGCTACATGATCAAACTGATCCAAGGTTTAGCAACGGCATTTCAGTTCTTGATCAAGCAAATAGTCCTTATACCTACTGTGATTCTTTTGATCGTTGCTGCATTTGTTAAAGGTACTGATGCCACAATGTCTTGGGGTCAAGCAGTTTTTAAGACAATACGCGGTGTGATTATTGCTTTTGTTCAAGTAGGTAACGCAGCATCAGCTGCAATTAACGTAGTAATTAAGGGATACAACGCTTTTCAAAAGGTCTTAAAAAGTGATGATGTAATTACAGAAGTTGGTAATTTAGATTTCTTAATCAAAGGCATAGATAGTGCTGGCGTTGCCTATTCAAATTTCAGTAACACATTAAAGCAAGAACAAACCAATCTTTCTGCAATTGCAGCAGAAGCAAATAGTCTTGCTGCATCTATTGATGCTCCCGGTGGTGCAGGTGGTAAGTCTGTTGGTGGTGCAAGTAAAGCAGCAACGGAAAAGGTGCAACAATTTACTAAAGCCTTGTCTGATGCAAACCAAGTCCTAGCTGACAGTAAACAAAAATTCAAAGACTACGCAAGTTCTGTAACCAGTTCTATTACAGGTGTAATCAATTTCAGTTCAGCTGCTACCGCTGAAACTGGATCATTCTTAGAGAACCTAATTGCTCAGGCTGCTAAGGCTCAAGACTTTGGAACTAAAGTCAGAACTCTTTTATCAATGGGCTTGTCTGAAAGTGCTATTGGTCAAGTACTAGCAGCAGGCGCAGATGCTGGATTAAAGATTGCCGATGAAATCATTGCTGGTGGAGCAACTGTTGTAGATCAAGTCAATACTCTTATTTCTGCCACTGAGTCTGTTGCTGTTGCACTTGGCGAATCGGCTGCAAGTCAGTTCTATCAAGCAGGTGTCACAGCAGGTCAAGCATTAGTAGATGGTGTTAAGGCTGCTATTGCTTCTGCCGGGTTCAGCATTGGCACAGATGGCAACATCATAAGCCCAGCAACTGAACCAGCAACCTCAGCAGTTTCAGCAGTTGCATCAAAGAGTAAAGCCAAGCCTAAAGCTAGCAGTAGCAAGAAAACCTCACCTGCTGTAACTCAGGGACTACTGAACAAGTTAGCAAAAATACCTGCTATGGCAGCTGGTGGAATTGTTACTGGGCCAACTCTTGCTCTTATCGGTGAAGCCGGGCCTGAAGCAGTTGTGCCGTTGTCAGGTCGCAATGCAGTTATGGGAACGACTTACAACTTAACCGTGAACGCAGGTATGGGTGCTGATGGTGCTGTTATCGGCAGAGAGATCGTAGATTCTATTAAGCGTTACGAGCGCGTAAGTGGCCCAGTCTTTGCGAGTGCGTAATGCCAGTACCAATAACTAAGGTTTACATTGGATTTAGTTTGCCTGCTGCTGGCAGTAATCTGTTTATTCTTGATGATCCAGTACAGGGATTACTTGATTCAGCTTATGTGCTTGGTGGTGATGTGCTTACTGATGTCACTAATTATGTTGCTTCTGTTTCCGTTGATCGTGGCAAGTCGCGTGAATTGGACAGGTACACGGCAGGACACGCATCAGTAACCCTGCACAATGACACTCGTGTATTTGACCCATACAACACAGCTAGTCCTTACTACACGCAAATTGTTCCCCGCAAACCTATTGTTATTGAAGTAAACGGTGATCGTGTATTTACTGGATTCATTGACGATTGGGATTTAACCTACGATGTTTCAGGAAAATCATTTGCAAGCGTTTCTGCTGTTGATGGTTTCTTGCGCTTATCGGCTGCTGAGTTAGATACATTTACTGCGACAAGCCAACTAAGTTCTGCGCGTATCAGTGCAATTCTAGATAGAAACGATGTGGCATGGCCTGCTGCTAACAGAAACATTGAAACAGGTTTAATCACATTGCAAGCAGATGTTGTTCCTGAAAATACAAACGCCTTACAGTATTTACAATTAGTTGAATCAACAGAAAATGGCAAGTTGTTTATTGACCGATCTGGCCAGCTCACATTTAAGAACCGCATTCCCGTTCCGTCATTAACTGACATTCCAGTGTTTGCAGATGATGCAACTGTTGATGGAATTAAGTACACAAACATTGAAGTAATCTATGGTTCGGAAAATCTATACAACCGTGTTTCTGTTACACGCGAAAGTGGAACGTCACAAACCGTAGACTCTACCGATTCACAAGATGCTTATGGTATTGCATCCTTATCGCTTGATGGTTTGTTGTTTAACTCTGATGCCGATTCATTAGCCTTAGCAAATTATTTGTTAAACATTTATGATGAACCAGAGCTACGCATTAACTCTCTAACTGTAAATTTGCACGATAAGACTAATCTTCAGGTTCAGAAGTTATCCACCCTTGACATTGGTGGTGCAGTCGAGATTAAGTTCACGCCGAATCAAACTGGTGCGGCTATTGAGCAGTACGCCATTGTTACCGGGGTAAAGCACGACATTGGCATTGACCGTCATTCTGCAACTTATAGCTTTAGTTCAATCTTCTACATTCCACTTATTCTTGACGATCCTATCTATGGTCGCTTGGGTGGATTCTTGCCAAGCTACGACTCGTCTACTACGACCTATGATGCACTGGTAAACTAC